TTCGACAACGCCGCCCTTCAATCCTGCGCCAAACTCAACGCCATAATATCTGTTCGCCATGACACTCTCCTAAAAAACGGGGCCGTTGCCAGCCCCGTTCGATTACACGGTGTATTGAACCTTCAAGCTGACAGTGCCAGCGCCAGTGGCGGCGGCGGTCAACGTGCAGGCAATGTCGTAGTAGATGCCAGGATCAGCGGACAAGCCGAGGGCTTGCCACAGTGGCTTTGCTACGTCAGCGCGGCCAAAGCCTGCTGCACCATCGGCAGCATCGGCTTCATGGGTAACGTCACTGTTGATAAGCGCAGTCGCGATGGACTGGGCCGATGCAAAGAAGTCAACGTCAACCACTGCTCCGGCAACACCGTCTGCGCCCATTGTCTTATATACGCCAACATCGGTTTCAGCCGAGGTGATGGCATCGCAGGACAGAAGAACGCGGCTGATTCGAGCGTTGGAAGGAACCCGCACAAGGCGAGCGATGGAGGCGATGGAAGCGGTTGCGGTGAACTCAACCGTACCCACGCCTTCGTGAAGTAATGCGTTCGCGACACTTGGGTTGTTCAAGACAACCGGAGTCGCGTCAGCATTAGTAATGACACCAGATTTTACTAATTCAACGGCCATGATATATCTCCAAAGTTATCTATTAACGCGCCCAGACACGGACGATCTTGTCTTCTTCCAGACGAGTCGCGCCGAGGGTCAAGGACAGGTAGGCCTGCCAAGGACGACCGGACAGGTCTTCGCGCTGGGAGATGTTGGTTTGAATGTCGTTCCAGATGCCGAGGTGCATACCAGACTTGGCCCACATTGGGATTTGTTTGGAAGTGCCGGACTGGTCATCTGTCGCGGTGGTGAGTGATTCGTAGTGCAGGAAGTTGATGCCGAGGAACGAACGAATGCGGCCATCCACCAGGACAGGGCGATCATTGTAGTCGGTGTTCACGATCTGGACTTCGTTCAACAGGTTGTTGTGCTCGTCTGCGTCAATGGCGCAGTAGATAGGGTCGCTATCCAAGTCAACTTCGTTGGCCATCAGGATTTGTTTTGCAGCTTTCAATTTCTGCAAATTCAAGCCAGATGCAGCGCCGCCGGTATCAACCGATACAAACTGGCTGGTTCCGAATGCGGTGCTGGTAGCGCCTGCTTCGCCGGTCTTCGCAGTGCCGAACATGGCTGCGTAGATAATGGCGTCTTTTTTGCGGTTGGCAGCCATCATTGCGTTCTGCAAATAGGCCGAGGATGGATCATTCAACAGGCGGAGCTTGTCAAAGGAGTCGATCAGTTGTGGCAACTCGAAGTCGCTTGGCAGCACCCAGCGGCGGTCAACGGCAGCGTCAACGCGGCCCATTGGTGCGAAGCGGGTGGTGACTGGCAGCATTTCGATAGCGCCAATTTGGTCAACTGGGCTGGCTTGCTTGCCGATATAGCTGCCGACAGTGACAGCGGATTCAAAACGGGATTCTTTTTGTTGCAACAGCATCGCGATGGTATTCGCGTACTGCATTACATAATGGTCAGGTAAGTTGATGCTCATGGCAAATGCCCTCGATAATGGATTGGATTATTCCGTATCGAAGTGCCTTTCCCTTGCGGGGGCGAACTTCTTTGTGCTTGTCGCTGCACACTGGCGACCTCGTTTGAGGTGGTCAGAAGGGTGTCGCCACTTACCTACGTCTCCCCAAGGTCGGCGGGGCTGAAATTAGACAGCCCCGCCAGTGCGGCTACGGTTAAAATAGGGGAGAAAACCATAGCGCGCATGAAGCATTGCATCACATTTTTAACTTGTCAACACTTTTTTTATCCGCCCGCTGCTTTCCGGTTCAGCGCATCCCACTCGGCCATCGCAGCCGCATGGTTAATGTGCTTCTTGTCCATCAGCGCAGCCGCAAAATCCTTGTCGCGGGACTTGTCCTTGATGGCTTGCTGAGCCTGCGCAATGGTACTGATAGGCGCATCGGCTCCGTTGCCTTGGATGAATTTAGCCTCGCCCAGTTTCTCACCGATCTTGACCATCGTTTCCATGAACTTGCGGCTGCCCATCTGGCGTTCCAACAGGTTCATCTCATCGCCTTCGAGATTGAAAAACTCCTTGGCCGCAGCCCTGGCAATGTTTTCTTTCTCGGTAGCCTGAATTCCCCACTCGGCTTTCAACTGGCTCATCTCGGCATCTGATTGGAGTTGAAGCTGGTTCTCCTGCGCTTCGGCCATCGCTACCATCTCGGCGTTCCACTCGGCAGCCAGCCCTTTCGCAGCAGCAGCAGGGATGTGATGCTTGTGCATCCAGCTTTTCGCCTTCTCGGCAAAGTCAGTCGGCACGCCATCTGGCACTGGCAGGTCATATCCGGCAGCGGTTTCAGGCACGCCGAGCTTCTTGTGGACTTCTACCCAGCCTGGATCATCGGGTTTTTCAGGCAGCTTCAACAGGCGCTCTTTCGGTGCGCCCATCAGTTTTTCCATGTTCAGCAGGCTTTCGGCCATCGTTTCCGGTGACTTGAAGCCCTTTGCGCCCGTCCATGTTTTCAGTTCGGGGTTCGTGAATGAGTCGTAAAACGGTGCATCCGTGCTCGTCTGTTGTATCGGCGTAGGCGCTGGCGGTGTCGCACCTTGCCCTTCAACGGGGGTGGTAATGTCAGTCATCTTGTTGTTCCTTCAATCGTTCCAAGTCCTGTTCGGATAGATGAAGCTGCGCTTGGATTCGCAGCCACACCTCGCGCCGGCCTTCTGCAACAGCCATCGCTAAAGGGTCAATGTTTCCCGTGGAACCTATTCTGATGGAACTGGAATCGGCCCCGCAGAATTTCCGCAGGTCGTTCAGCACCATCACGGTGTCGTAATTTTCCAGCGTGATCGGCTGAGCTTCACCGAACATGCGCTTGTAGGCCCGCGATTTGTTAATCATGCGGGCTATCTGATCGGTAAATGCCATAGTCTCCCCCGTGGCTTATCTCAAATCTGAGCGCCAGGTATCGGCGTTCGAGTGGACTGGCCGGCAATCTGCTCAGCCAGTGCAAAGTCTTTGGCAGCACGCGCGGCTTCTGGTGCGATTTCGGTCAACTGCTGAATCTGCGCAGCTTCCTGCTCGCCTTCCATGATCGCATCCACTTCCTCTTGCGTGTTCATCAGGCGCATGGACATTCCGTTGATGCGCGCCAAGTCGCGGGCAATCTCTGGGAACTTGAATGCCTTGATGACCATGCCGGCAGCTTGCGGATCAATTTGCGCCACAGTCGCCACGGAGTCCAGTGTGCGCAAGATGGCCACGCCTTCCTGTGCGTTCTGGGCCTGAGTCAGCGGGCTGTCGTAAATCACGGCATACTCGCCGCCGATCTCGGCCAACTCGGGCGGCATCGGCCCCAGTATTGACTCCAGCATGCCCGACTGCGCCAGTGCGTCCATCTCGATTTCCGTGATGGGGCCGGTGAACTCAGACTGGATGCGGCCCATGGATGGCGCAAGCAACTGCCCCTTCTCCTGCGCACGGATCGCAGCCTCAGTGGCCGTCATCTCAGGTGTCTCAACGAGAATCTGGAACAGCGATACCAAGAAAGCGTCATTGATGGACTTAGCCAGTCGCTCCTGCATTTCCAGCCCAAGGCCAATGTTTGCGCCATTCTGCAACGGCACGACCATTTGCCGGCCCTGTGCATCCACGCCGCCCATATTCAAAGCGCCAGGGCGAGTCGCGAACGCACTCAGTACGCCGTCATCGCGCAGCAACAGGGGTGGATCTACTTGTTTGTGCGCTGCTCGGATGATGGTTTTCGCCATCTCGTTGAGCATCTTGATATCAGGTAATACCTGCATGGCAGGGCTGCGGCCATACTTCTCGCGCGGGGCCGTCATGTAGCGCGGCACGGCATACGGGAATACACGGAACCCGCCTTCTTGCACGATGGCTTTTTCTTCAATCGAAACGTAGTAGCTGGAATACTTCATGCCGCGATAGTCACGGCGGCGTTTGTCAATGTCCGTGTTCGGCTTTGTGCAATGCACGAACTCGAACTTCTTGGTGTCGTTTTTCTTGGCGGCCTGCACGATCTTGTCTGGTACATTCTGCTCGCCAAACTGCTGTACTGCCTG